CGGGCTGATCGGGGTAGCGATGTTGGTGCTGATCCGGATGCCAGGAATGATGATCAGTGCAGCAGCAAGCCGTTGAGTAGCGTCAGCGATCGGTGTCAGCGCAGCAGTCACCTGGCACCTCCTGCTGGACTGGCAGTGCAGTCTGTGATAGACTTACTTGCAAGTGCTGAACTAGATCATTTATCTAGCTAGGCGCTTTCCGTTGATGGGGTCCTGCAATTCGCGGCTCGGACTCAAACGACAGCGAAGCGGCCTAGCCGTTACAGCGCCCGTCAACCCATCTTAAGCCAAGCCGCCCATGATCCCTAGCTGCATGTAGATGTCGGGATCAACGCGCATCACCATGCCGCTGCCGACGTCTCCTAACCCCACCAGACCATCCGGTGAGATCCGGCGTACGAACCATCGGGCAGCAAGCCGGATAGTACCAAGCTGTACATCAAGTGGCACCGTCCATCCTCCGTGGTAATCCAGGTCTGGCCGGTGTGCCTGGACCCAGACCATCGCTGAGTCCAGTGTCCGCTGCAGTGCTTCGTCATCATGTGGGGTCAGTGCGTTGTCCAGCGTCTGGTCATTCTTCAGTGCTTCCAACGTCACCCACTGAACTTGAGCCATCAGGCACCAGACCGATACACAGCTAATCCAGCAACATTATAGATGAAAACAATTTCGACACCTGGCATTCGTTCAGCAAGTGCAAATCGTGACTGCTCAGCTAACGCAACAGGCAAATCATTAGAAAACGCAACGACCAGCGTGTCGCCAGATCGAACAATAGTGCCCGTTACCTCGTCCATTATCGTTTAGACGCGTCCGGTTTCGATGGTGAAGCTGTAGGTGTCGACGTCGAGTACCGAGAAACGCTAGGCCCAGCGTCTTTCGCTGCTGGTGCGTCAGTCTTAACCGACTTACTCTCCCGAGTCTGCCGGCCACGGGGTGTCTTGCCGTCATCCTCAGTAGTCTCGTCATCTACCTCAAGGTCACCCTCGAAACCGAGTGCAGCAAGATTCTTCTTAGCAGCCTTCACCCGATCAGCATTCCCTTGTCGAGTAGCATTGCGATGCTCAGAAAGTGCCTGACGTACCTGGCCAGCACGCTGGTAGTTCACGCCCAACTCCTGAGCTTTCGCGATACCAGGGTCGCTCTCTGGATCAGCATCACTAAGATCACCACCTGACTCAGGAATGTCAGTCACCGCTTCTGAGCCTGCAGTCGTTGGCTCTGGCAAGACGTACTTCTCTGGACCTTCAGGATCAGGCTCGCCTTTAGCAATACCTTCATCAGCCACCAGGCACCACCAATACCTCGACACGGAAGGTCACCGTTGGCGACCCTGTCCCACCCACAGTAGCCAGCACCTGGATATACTCAGCCGGTACGTAGGCGTTGCTTTGCGCACTGCCTATCGCAGTCATCTGCGTAATAGCCGAGCTAGTCAATGACGTCCAAGTCGTACCATCAGGACTGGTCTGGATCACGACATCCAACGTCTGCGTGGTGCCACCTACCGCGGAGGCGAACACCCACAGGCCGACGTTGCTGGTCGCACCAGGGTTAGCGATCGGTCCCGATGCGTACGTACCGGCTGCTCGTAAGGTGGCTACCGGTATCGCGGTATCCACCAACATAGGTCTTAGCGACACAAGATAGCGCTCCTTAGATCAGTGTCGAGGTGAAGTCGTACGGACTTGCACCGGTTATCAACGTATTAAGTGCGGTAATAGCAGCGGCAGCATTAGCACCTAAATGCGCCTTGAAATAGTCTCGACCGCTGTAGTACACCCAGACATCGCCATTAGCCTGCACTTCGATATTGGTTATCTGAACTTCATGCCAGTACGAGTTGCCAGCCTTGAAGTAGTTAACTGCCATTATTCACCCTCCCCAAACCCATTAGCTCGAGAAGTTGATCTAGAACGCAGGCGTCACCATGCCAGTTCCAGTGATCTTGCTCATGGCTCCAGAATATCGCCGGAGGCTATAAGCGGTGTAGCCATAAAGAACCAAAAGGATACCAAGGCTAGCAGCCTGTGGCTGCTCACACCTTAAAAAGACCGGACTAGCGGGGTCCTCCCATAAATGGCATTCGTCAGTGGCAATAACGTAAGCCTCATCTTGGTTAGTTCCCGCACCCAAGTTTGTAGCAATGTTATTGTCAACAATAGCAACCATGCCATTCGGCAGAATACCTCTAGCACCCCGACCATAGTTAGTAGCGTAGTTCTCGCCACCGCGATTGTCTGCGATGTTCGGCTGACCGAAGAGCGGCCACTGGGAGCTGAGCTGACTCTGCAACCAGTACCAGCGACGGGAGTGCATCAGAACTACGTCAGGCTGTGCGAAGCCCAGCAGTGCGGCCTCAGTAGCGGCAGCACCAGCTAAGAACTTCGGCCAAATCTCCACGCCGGACGGGTTAGCATCAGTATAAGCAATAGAACTGGCCACAGCAGACAGACCAGTCGTTGCCTGATTGATCAACAACGAGTCGAGGGCAGTAGCGTAACGCCGAAAAAGATCGTCCATGACAATTTCTTCGATACCGGTACCACGCTCTGCCGCTTGACGCGAAACGCTTTGCTGTCCGGCTATAGTCTGAATATTCTCCGTTAACAGCGTGTCGTCCATGTCCTGGTTGAGAACCGCATTGTTCTCACCAGTCGGCTGCAGTCCTGCTTGTGACGGTGTAGTAATCTGCGAAATGTTTACCGTCATACCAGATTCTGGCAGATCATGGTGATTGCAGACATCAGCAAATGGTCTCAGAGCAGCCACAGCCGGTGCATACATGTCAGTTAAATACTGCGGCACAACTAAACCTGTGAATGCGCCGGTACCTACTGCCCGCTCCATATACTGACCACGCTCAAGTTGCTCTTCGTGCATATGCGAAGCAAGGCGAGTTGATGCAGCTTGGTCGTTGAAAATTGAACTGCGCATTACATCTTTACAGAAGGCCGCACCTTTGCGGTCGTTGCCCTTGTGGTAGGTACGCTCTTCACGGCCTACTCGCGTCACCTCATCATAGGCAGGCTTGCGTGTGCCGGTTGGAGTGATCTCTCGCGCTGTTTTCTGGTCGCTCATCTCTTCGGACTTTAGCCGAAGGATCTTCGCCAGCTTATTGTTGATGCCCTCGATATCATGCTGAACTTGCGTACCCGCGACCTCTAGTTCGGCGACGCGATTGTCCTCTTCAGGAGTGAGGTTAGACCGACCCTCCTGGCGTGCTTGGTTGATGATCGCTAGAATCTCCATACGCATTTTGGTGCGACGCTTCTCAGCGGCTTCCTTCTCAAACTCAGTACCTGCTTCCAGATCCCCGATGGTAGTACTCGGCATAGCGGTCCTTCCTCCTGTAACCGCCAGCTGGCGGGGGTCTATAATCACTACATGACAAAACAACACGACGTATTAGTGTGGGGTCCAGCTCAAGAAGGCGAGCGCACATCACTAGGACGAATATTGCCTGCCGGATACGTATGGTCATGCTCTTGCGGCGAGTCTGGAGTCGGTTTTCAATCCGAAGACGCCGCTAGCTATAACTCAGATTTACATCAGTTAACCCTCGTCAGCGAGTAATGCACTCCGAATCAGACTGATCGACCGGCCGTTAGCTCGCTTCTCTTCAGGCTTGTCAAATCTCGCCTGTAGCTGAGTTAAAGCCGCTCTAGCAGCTCCTGACGGGAGCCGGTCAACTTCGTTAAGGAGTCGATGCGCTCTTGCTGAAATGCTAGTGTGCGGGTTAGCTCCGTAATTAACCGCTGATACGTCGCCACAGTGCAAGTCGAGCTCCAGCATGGTGAAGGTCGTGTATTCATCATCCCACTCACCTTCCTGCAGCATGGCGGCGAAACTCATCTGGTCGACGCAACCGTCTTTGATCGCCACCATGAGATCAGAAACATCTGTACGCAGCGGATTGAGCCATGCCTCAGTAGCTAGACCATCCTCACTAGAGCTGAGTTTCAGTGTCGCGTTAGTAGTCCGAGCCATAGTCAGGCCCTTGTGGTTTACCAGGAACGCTACATCAGGCTGCCGAGACAGTGACGCGTCGAACGCTCGTGACGAAACCTTCTCAATATACGGGCCGAACATATCCCACATCGTGTATTCAGTTTCCACCACAGAAGCCACTCCAGACAACCGGTGCCAGAGACTGTCACCGTCGTCCTGTGGAGCCCTGGCACACTCACACGCGGTGTCAGAGCAGCCGCGGCGGTGCAGGCCGGCTGTCAGCTGTGCGGGAAACGCCAGCGTGCGAGAGGTGCCGACGTCAAGTGGCTGTGCGGAGCGTGCCAGCTTCAGCCCTGGTACGTCAGTGTTCTCGATCGCCTCCCGGCGCATACGAGCGGCACCGGCCCGCGTCACCTCTAGATCGATCACGCGGTCTCCCTTGCTCTGGCAGTGCAGTGTGTGGTACTATCTAGCTCATGGATGAAAACATTGAAATAGAAGACGACAGCTATTCACCTTTTAGCGAACTTGGGCGTTGTCCTCATGGCGCATCATGCGATGAGTTTTGTCCTGTCTGTGATGACGTCTAAAGTTCATTAAGAGTTACTCGGAGCCTTCACGCCGCTAGGCGTACTCGGCACGCCAGTGTCATTAAGTGCTGGCGTCGTTGAGTTAGCATTCGAGTCATCATCATCAATCGTCAGATCACCATGCAACGGCTCGAAGTCGTCCGCATCACCAGCAGACTTCTGCACACCTACCGCTTCGTCAGCGTCTTTCTTGTCCTTATCTTTCTCGTCTTCAGTAGCGGCGTCCTTCTTTACCGAGATTTTCTCTTTATCGTCAGCGAACAAAGAATCATCATCTTTCTTACCAGTTTCTTTAGGCTTACCAGTGTTGCTCTTAGTGTCAGCTCGGTCCAAGGTCGCAGCCCGC